CGAGATCGCTCAGTGTCTCGTGGGCTCGGAGATGTGTATAAGAGACAGTGCTAAATCTTGCTAAATCTTGCTAAATCTTGCTAAATCTTGCTAAATCTTGCTAAATCTTGCTAAATCTTGCTAAATCTTGCTAAATCTTGCTAAATCTTGCTAAATCTTGCTAAATCTTGCTAAATCTTGCTAAATCTTGCTAAATCTTGCTAAATCTTAATTATAGGGCTATATGCTCATATTTTGGCTTGTGAGAGCAGAGTTACCTAAACAGGTAAACTTATAAGCAAAAGTTATTACTGTTCTTAGAAACGATAATATAGGCTTTAAACGATATAACCACATTTAAAAGAAAGGACAATATGCAAACACAAAACGGTGGCAGACCCACAATTTTACCTAAGATGTATGAAGAACCGCTATTTAGTCAAATCATTGATAAAATTGAATCAGGTTGCAATGACAGAGAAATCTACACCAGTTTACATTGTTCTGCTAAAACTTTTAGAAAGTGGCGAGATGACAATATAAAGGCGTATGACGAAGCTAAAAGCATTGCTAGGGGAAATCTATTAGAACTAGCTGAAAGTGCCTTAGCGAGCAAACTGACAGTCAGAACGCTAAAGGAAACAGAAACAATCTATGACGCTAACGGAAACGTTGAAAAAGTAAAAGTTAAAGAAAAAGAGCTGGATAAAGATAGCTTGGTAGCAATGATGGTTGCTAAGGCTGGTAACCCTGAACTTTATAACCCTACTGAATGGCGGAGATTGCAACAGGAAGAATCAAGTGCTCATGACCTTAAAGCTAAAATTGAAGAACTTGACGACTATAAGCTAAGTAAGTACGAAACGCCAAAAATTGAAGTGCCGAAAGGGTTTGAATGAATAATGAATTGATGTTCAGTAGTAAAACTGATTTATGGTCTACTCCTAATGATTTCTTTGATAAGCTCAATGATGAATTTCATTTTACTTTAGACCCTTGTTCTACTCATGAAAATGCAAAGTGTTATAAACATTTCACGGAAGAAGAAAATGGATTACTACAAGACTGGGGCAATGAAGTAGTTTTTTGCAACCCGCCTTATGGAAGACAGATTAAATACTGGGTTAAAAAAGCCTATGAGGAATCACAAAAAGATAATACAACTGTTGTAATGCTTATTCCAGCACGTACTGACACGATTTATTTTCATGAGTATATCTATCACAAGGCGGAAATAAGATTTATCAAAGGTAGGTTAAAGTTTGGGAATGCTAAGAATTCAGCACCTTTTCCAAGCATGGTCGCGATATTTGAATAGAAAGGAAATGAATGTATTATTTAAATAAAATGTTGGAATACAACAAAGAAAATGGCATTATTATTAATAAATACATTCGCAAGACTATTCAGAAGCAAATACGCATTCATAACAAGTATATTTATCGCTATGACCGTGTTACACAAGCTATTGAATGGATAGAAGACAACTTTTATTTAACTACTGGTAACCTGATGAAGATTGAGCTACTTCCAACGCAGCGCTGGTGGTACGAGTTAATGCTTGGTTATGATATGGTTGATGAAAAAGGTATTCAGGTAAACTTAGTTAATGAAATTTTTCTTAATCTAGGACGTGGTTCTGGTAAGTCAAGTTTAATGGCCACGCGCGTGCTTAACTGGATGATTTTAGGCGGACAATATGGCGGAGAGAGCTTAGTTATTGCATACGATAACACACAGGCTAGACACGTATTTGACCAAGTTCGGAATCAAACGGAAGCAAGCGATACATTAAGAGTATACAATGAAAACAAGATTTTCAAGAGTACAAAACAAGGGCTAGAATTTACTTCTTTTAAAACCACTTTCAAAAAGCAAACAAATGATACTTTAAGGGCGCAAGGTGGTAACAGTTCGCTTAATATATTTGATGAAGTTCATACTTATGGCGAAGATATAACAGAATCAGTCAATAAAGGTTCACGTCAAAAACAAGATAACTGGCAAAGTATTTACATCACTTCTGGCGGACTTAAACGAGACGGTTTATATGATAAACTTGTTGAACGCTTCAAGTCAGAGGAAGAATTTTACAATGATAGGTCGTTCGGCTTACTTTACATGCTAGAAAATCATGAGCAGGTCAAAGATAAGAAGAATTGGACTATGGCACTGCCTCTTATCGGTCATGTTCCTAAGTGGTCAGGAGTTATTGAAGAGTACGAACTTGCGCAAGGAGACCCAGCGTTACAGAATAAGTTCTTAGCGTTTAATATGGGTTTGCCTATGCAGGATACAGCTTACTATTTCACTCCACAAGATACTAAACTAACAGACTTTAATTTATCTGTATTTAATAAAAATAGAACTTATGTCGGAATTGACCTATCCTTAATTGGCGATTTAACCGCTGTATCGTTCGTTTGTGAGTTAGAGGGTAAAACTTACAGCCATACGCTAACTTTCTCTGTACGGTCGCAATATGAGCAACTAGATACAGAACAACAAGAGCTGTGGACTGAATTCGTTGACAGAGGCGAATTAATCTTACTTGATACGGAATATATTAATGTAAATGACTTGATACCGTATATTAATGACTTTAGAACCAAGACAGGGTGTAGACTTAGAAAAATCGGATATGACCCAGCACGATACGAAATTTTAAAAGGTTTGATTGAGCGTTACTTCTTTGATAAAGACGGAGATAACCAAAGAGCAATTCGGCAAGGTTTCTCAATGAATGACTATATTAAGTTATTAAAATCTAAGTTAGTAGAAAATAAACTTATCCATAATCAAAAAGTCATGCAATGGGCTTTAAATAATACTGCTGTTAAAATCGGACAAAGTGGGGACTATATGTATACTAAAAAACTTGAAAAAGATAAAATTGACCCTACTGTTGCTTTGACAATGGCATTAGAAATGGCGGTGTCAGATGAAGTATAACGTTGACACAGTCCGAGAAAGTGGCTGGGACAATAAAAAAGAATGGTTGGCAGTCCGTGATTATGTAAGACAACGTGACAAAATGACTTGCGTAAGATGTGGTGCATTCGGTGCTAAAAAATACGAAGTAGACCATATTATAGAACTAACTTGGGAAAATCTTGATGATTGGAAAATAGCGCTGAACCCTGATAACCTACAACTCCTTTGTAAGTCTTGCCATAACAAGAAAACAGGCGAGTATAAACGAGGGAAAGGCGTAAGTTTATGGTAGAAAGGGGAAAAATTGAACTTATTCGGAAAAGTGGTATCATTTTCACGTGGAAAATTAAATAATGATACTCAAAGAGTCACAGCGTGGCAAAACGAAGCGGTAGAATATACAAGTGCCTTTGTGACTAACATTCATAATAAAATTGCTAATGAAATAACAAAAGTAGAATTTAATCATGTAAAATATAAAAAATCTGATGTTGGATCTGATACTTTGATTAGTATGGCAGGTTCTGACTTAGACGAGGTTCTAAACTGGAGTTCTAAGGGCGAACACAATAGCATGGAGTTTTGGCAGAAAGTAATTAAAAAGTTGCTATGCACGCGCTATGTTGACCTGTACCCTATATTTGACAGTGAAACGGGCGATCTATTAGACTTACTGTTTGCTAATGATAAAAAAGAATATAAACCTGAAGAATTAGTAAGGCTTATCAGTCCTTTTTATATCAATGAAGACACAAGTATTTTAGATAATGCTCTAGCTAGTATTCAAACTAAGCTGGAACAAGGTAAATTGCGTGGCTTGTTGAAAATTAATGCCTTTCTTGATATTGACAATACACAGGAGTATCGAGAAAAAGCACTAGCAACAATAAAGAACATGCAAGAAGGTTCTAGTTACAACGGTTTGACGCCAGTTGATAACAAGACAGAAATTGTAGAACTTAAAAAAGATTATTCTGTTTTAAATAAAGATGAAATTGACCTTATTAAATCAGAACTTTTGACAGGTTACTTTATGAATGAAAATATTTTGCTTGGTACTGCTACGCAAGAACAACAAATTTATTTTTATAACTCTACTATCATTCCTTTACTGATTCAACTTGAAAAGGAACTGACTTATAAACTGATTTCAACAAACCGCAGACGAGTAGTTAAGGGTAATTTATATTATGAACGTATAATCGTAGATAACCAGCTATTTAAGTTTGCAACTTTGAAAGAATTAATTGACTTGTATCACGAAAATATTAATGGTCCTATTTTTACACAGAATCAACTTCTTGTTAAAATGGGCGAGCAACCTATTGAGGGTGGAGATATTTACATAGCTAACCTTAATGCAGTTGCTGTTAAAAATCTAAGTGATTTACAAGGCATTAGAAAGGACGTAACAAGCACAGATGAAACTAATAACCAATAGTGCTGAAATCAAAGTAACTGAAAACGAGGACGGTTCTAAGTCGTTCCAAGGCATTGGGTCAGAAGTTGGTGTAGAGAACCTTAACGGTATTATCTTGACTCCTAACTGTATTGAGTTCGCTAGAGAACGATATCCATTGCTATATGAACATGGTTCTGGTTCTAGTGAAGTCATTGGGGACGCAAAAGTTTATTATGACTTAGCTACCAATAAATACCTAACTGACTTTACTCTTTATGACAATGCACCAAATATTAACAAGGCAGTGGAAAATGGCGCTTTTGATTCGCTATCAATTGCCTATTACATCACAGATTATACTTTTGATGATAATGACGCTCTAGTCGTAAATAAAGCACAGTTTAAAGAGATTTCTCTTGTTTCAGTACCAGCAGACCCTAACGCAAAATTTATTCAAAACGCGCTAGGCGAAGAACTCACAGAAGAACGCAACAAAATTATTGAAAGCCGAAACGCTTTGAAAGAAATTGAGGATATTAAAAAGAAATATGAATAAACCTGATTTAATCGAAAAACAAAATCGCTTGGCAGAACTTAAAGAAAATAACGTATCTTTAAAATCTCAAATTAGTGGCTTTGAAGTAAAAAACGCAATTGAAGACTTGCCAAAAGTACAAGAATTAGAAAAAACACTTTCAGAAAATTCAATTGAAATTATCAAAATTGAGAACGAACTTAACGCACAGGAAGAAAAACCAAAAGGAAAAGCTAAAATGACAAACTTTATTGAATCACAAAACGCTGTAACAGAATTTTTTGATGTATTGAAAAAGAACTCTGGAAAATCAGAAATTAAAAACGCTTGGAATGCAAAACTTGCTGAAAATGGTGTAACTATCACAGACAAAACTTTTGAGCTTCCGCGTAAATTGGTTGAATCAATCAACACAGCTTTGTTAAATACTAACCCAGTGTTCAAAGTCTTCCATGTTACAAATGTCGGTGCTTTGCTCGTATCACGCTCATTTGATTCAGATAATGAAGCCCAAGTCCACAAAGACGGACAAACAAAAACAGAACAGGCAGCAACACTCACTATTGATACTCTTGAACCTGTAATGGTTTATAAATTGCAATCACTTGCTGAACGTGTTAAACGACTTCAAATGTCATATTCTGAACTTTACAACTTGATTGTAGCAGAACTTACACAAGCTATTGTAAACAAAATTGTTGACCTTGCTCTTGTTGAGGGTGACGGAACAAACGGTTTTAAATCAATTGACAAAGAAGCAGATGTCAAAAAAATCAAAAAAATTACTACAAAAGCAAAATCAGCTGGCAAAACTCCATTTGCTGACGCTATTGAAGAAGCGGTTGACTTTGTTCGTCCTACTGCTGGACGTCGCTATTTGATTGTTAAAGCGGAAGACCGCAGAGCCTTGTTAGATGAGCTACGCCAAGCGACTGCAAATGCTAACGTTCGTATTAAAAATGATGACGCTGAAATTGCTTCAGAAGTTGGAGTAGATGAAATCATTGTTTATACAGGTACAAAGGCTGTTAAACCTACTGTATTAGTAGACCAAAAATATCACATTGATATGCAAGACCTTACTAAAGTTGATGCCTTTGAATGGAAAACTAATAGCAACATGATTTTGGTTGAAACACTAACAAGCGGACACGTTGAAACTTATAACGCTGGTGCAGTAATTACAGTAGCATAAGAATAAAATGGAGGAAGTAAATGATAGATTATATTAAAGTCTATTGTGGTATTCCGATTTTAGTAACAGCTTATGATAGTAAACTTATCTTATTCCGTTCAATAGCTATTAAATTGCTAGAAAAAAATGGTATTAAAGCTGACGAAACAAGCGTATTAGTGAAAGAATTTATCTCTTGTTATTGTCGGCTTAATATTGTTGATGAACCAGCAGAACAATGGCGAAATGCTGAAATGAAACGTTTGGCTTCTTTGCAAGAGTTAATGTATTATGGAGGTATTTAATGATATTCTCACAAGTTACATTACAGGTAGAAACGACTGTTAAGAAGAAGAACGGTGCAGAAGCTAATGTTATAAAGCCTATCGTTTTACCAGCAGTTAAACAGAGAATTAGTCAGACAAGACTTGATGAGTTTTCTATGATTGGGCTAGGTAAAAACGTAAGATACGAGCTTAACGGAATCGGAGAAATGGAAGACTTGATTTTCAACTATTTCTTAGACGAAAAAGGCAACACTTTCAAGCGTACAACATGGGAAAGAGACCCTAAGAATAATAAGGTGATTTTAGAGGGGGTCGTAAGTAATGGAATTTGATTCTTATATAGATTGGTACAACAATTTGCTTACAATGCCTCTAAATGACATTATTTTAGGCGTTAAGGACACGATAGAAGACAAGACGGTATATTTATCGCTTAGTGATTCAAAGGTGCTTAAAATGGATAATACGAGCTTTGTCATGGGTTACTATTATCAAGTTGTTTTATCTGTTAAAGATGTTGACGATGAACTTGTCGGACTGGTCGGAGATGTTTTGCAAAACGGTTGGAATATGACAAACTGGTCAGAAAACAGCCATTTGTACAATTATACTGGAACGGTTTATTTGCCTTGTGGTGCAGGTGGTCAACCATGGCAATGAATTTACTTAATACAGCAAGCATAGCTAAAGAAATGCAAACTAAAGTAACAGAACGCATGGGCGATTGGTTTGAAGCAGAGTTTAAGGCTAAGGCAAATGCTGCAAGCCGAAGAACTAGATTAATCAGAAGTCATGGTCATACCTATACTTATGCAAGATATCAAAATACTGGGCAATTGTCAGGAAACTTAAAGCAAGTTAAAAAAGGCGATAAAGTAGTAGTTAATGCAGGAACTAGGGCTAATTACACTAGCGGTTATCATGGTATGTATTTCTTGGTTGAAAAAAAAGGTATGCAAGACGTTAAAACAACATTGAAAAAAGGCGCTAACTATGCTAATTCAATGAAATTATAGAAAAGAGAAAAAAATGAAATTAGATTATAATTCACGTGAGATTTTCTTTGGTAATGAAGCTCTAATCGTAGCTGATATGGCTAAGGGGAGTAACGGAAAACCAGAGTTCACTAACCATAAAATTGTAACTGGTTTGGTATCAGTTGGCGAAATGGAAGACCAAGCGGAGACAAACAGCTATCCTGCTGATGACGTGCCAGACCATGGAGTGAAAAAAGGTACTACCTTGCTTCAAGGCGAAATGGTATTTATTCAAACAGACCAAGCGCTTAAAGAAGATATTTTAGGTCAACAAAGAACAGCGAATGGTTTGGGTTGGTCTCCTACTGGTAATTGGAAAACGAAATGTGTTCAGTACCTTATTAAAGGGCGCAAGCGTGATAAAGTTACAGGAGAATTTGTTGACGGTTACCGTGTAGTCGTTTATCCAAATTTGAGACCAACAGCAGAAGCAACAAAAGAATCAGAAACAGATTCAGTTGACGGTGTAGACCCTATCCAATGGACTTTGGCAGTACAAGCGACTGAATCAGATGTTTATTTGAATGGAGATAAAAAAGTTCCTGCTATTGAGTATGAGATTTGGGGAGAACAAGCTAAAGACTTTGCCAAGAAAATGGAAAGCGGATTGTTCATCATGCAACCTGATACAGTTCTAGATGGTGAAATTACACTTGTAGCTCCTGTTATTCCTAATGTAACTACTGCTAGACGTGGAGGAAATGACGGAACAATCGTAGTGCCTGACACTTTGAAAGACTCTAAGGGTGGAACTGTAAAAGTAACATCAGTGATTAAAGACGCACAAGGAAAAGTAGAAACAAATGGACACCTTGCGCCCGGTGTTCATCTCGTAACGTTCTCCGCTGACGGATATCAAGATGTTACCTCAGGAGTTTCAGTAACTGACCATTCATAAGACTAAAAAATAACTAAGTAAAGGAATATATACAAAAAAATGGCAAAACAATTAAGCACAGCACGTAAATTTAAAATGATTACTGGGAAAGACCTTTTCCAACAACAAAAAGCAATGGACACAGAGCTGAAAAAAGAAGACGGAGAAATTACTGATGTAATGGAGTTCGTTCAATATGGTCTATATTTAGCCCTTTTTCAAGATAATATTGTAAAGGCTAAAAGCGACTTTTCAGACTTCCGTACTAGCTTTGAGTTTGATACTGACGGTAAAGGGCTTAAAGAACTTGTCGAACTGTGGCAGAAAGAGATTTAATGAGCTGAAAGGACTGTAAATGATTTTAAAACATGCAATTAGATACTTAGAACTTACTGGTTCAGACTTTATTACAGATTTGAAAGACTTTGCAGACCTACAAAATTCTTTTGTCGCTGGATATATTCCTGATGACTTTACAGAGCAAATGGAGAGCTTTACAGACAAGTTGTTGATACTTTGGGTAGATTGTAATGGAGGACTGCAAAACGCCTTAGACGATAAAACAGAGCTTCCTACAACTAACGAGTTAATCAATATCTTCTGTAAAACTGTTTTTATTAAAGAAAAAGAGGAAACGGAAGACGATATGGTCTTCTTTTCTTCTAGTTCATTGATTAAGAAAAAGAAAGATACTGTAAAGGAAAATAAAACTTTGGAACTTTTGACTGTTTTAGGCAATAATGAAATTGATATAACACAGTTCATGGAAATGGAACTAGAACTTGTTTATAAAATAATCGAACTTATTGCAGAGAAAAAGAAAGAGGAAAAAGAAAAAGAGAAAAGGCGTAAAAGAAAGGGTATGTAATGGCAAGTAATGCAACGTTTGAGGTCGAGATATACGGTAATACCACAAAGTTCGAGAACTCACTTAAAGGCGTTAATACCGCAATGTCAGGGCTTAGAGGAGAAGCTAAAAACTTAAGAGACGCTCTAAAACTTGACCCAACAAATACCGATAAAATGGCGCAATTGCAAAAGAACTTACAAACGCAGTTGGGCTTATCACGTGACAAAGCAACAAAATTAAAACAAGAACTTTCTAGTGTAGACAAAAGTTCCCCAGAAGGTCAAAAGAAATGGCTACAACTTACTAGAGATTTAGGCACAGCAGAAACACAAGCTAACAGGCTAGAGGGCGAAATTAGGCAAGTCGAGGGTGCTATTAGTTCAGGCTCTTGGAACATTGACGCTAAAATGGATACTAAAGGTATTAATAGCGGAATCGATGGCATGAAGTCACGATTTAGCGGTCTTAGAGAGATTGCGGTAGGAGCATTTAGGCAGATTGGTGCAAGTGCTATTAGTGCTGTTGGTAATAGCTTAAGAGGTTGGATATCCGACGCAATGGATACTCAAACAGCCATGATTGCTTTGAAGAACACGATGAAGTTCAAAGGCAGCGGAAAAGATTTTGACTATGTAAGCAATTCTATGCGGAAACTTGCTAGAGATACAAACGCAAATAGTGAAGATACTTTAAAACTTTCAACAACTTTCATTGGTTTAGGAGATAGCGCTAAGTCGGCTGTTGGTAAAACAGAAGCACTAGTAAAGGCTAACCAAGCGTTTGGTGGTACTGGAGAAAACCTTAAAGGTGTCGCACAGGCTTATGCTCAAATGTCAGCTTCTGGAAAAGTTACTGCTGAAAATATCAATCAGTTAACAGATAACAACACGGCTCTTAGCGCTTCTTTAAAAGACACCGTTATGCAAATGAATCCACAATTACAGCAATATGGTTCATTTAACGAAGCTGTTTCAAACGGTGCTGTTTCAATGGATATGCTCGATAAGGCTATGCAAAAAGCAGCAGACGGTTCAAGCGGTGCTACAAAAACTATAAGGGACACTTGGTCTGGTTTTAATGAAGACTTATCGCAAGCCTTACTTCCTACACTTGAAGCTTTAACACCTGTTATTAATGCCTTGATTGACAAAATGGATGATTGGGGCAAAGTCGCTGGTAAAACTATAGCAAATGTAGTTAAGTATTTTCAAGACTTATTTAAAAAAATGCAAGAAAGTGGAACTACTTTAGCGTTTTTAGAAGCATGGGATAGCATAAAAAGTATATTTAGCTCTATAACCTCCATTATAGGTAACGTGATTAATTCACTTCTTGGAATAAATGAAGAAACAGTAAAAAATAAATCAAGTGTAGATAACGTAGGTAAAAGCATAGCCGTATTTGCTGGAAAGTTGTCAGAAGTTGCAAAAAATATAGCTGATTTTATGAAAAAAATTAGTGAAAGTAAAACTGCTATGTCAGTATTAAAAGGAACTTTAGTAGTTCTTGCTAGTGCATTTACGGCTTTTAAAATTTCTAAAGGTATATTGGATACAATTAACGCTTTTAAAACTATTGGAACAGTTGCGAAATTGGCTATGGTTCCAGTAAAAGCCTTGTTTGGCTTAATTATTGCTAATCCATTTGTTGCCATAGCTGTGGCAATTGCAGCAGTCGTTGCTGGCTTGGTATACTTCTTCACTCAAACCAAAACAGGTAAAAAGATATGGGCTGACTTTGTAGACTTCTTAAAGAGCGCGTGGGACGGTATAGTTTCATTCTTTAGCGGTATCGGTCAATGGTTCGCTGATATATGGAACGGAGCAGTTGACGGAGCAAAAGCTATTTGGCAAGGTTTAGTTGATTGGTTCAGCGGAATTGTACAAGGTATTCAAAATATTTGGAATGGAATAACAACATTCTTTACTACCTTATGGACAACTGTTGTTACTGGCATTCAAACAGCGTGGGCAGGAGTTACAGAATTTTTCACAGGGCTTTGGAATGGAATAGTAAATATCGTTACAACTGTGTTTACAACTATTGCTTCTTTAGTGACTGGCGCTTATAACTGGTTCGTTACAACTTTCCAACCTTTAATTAGTTTCTTTCAATCTATATTTGGACTAGTTGGGTCAGTAATTAATTTAGCGTTCCAATTAATATTGGCTATTATTCGTGGGGCCTATCAGTTAGTCATTAATGCATGGAAAGGCTTATCAGATTGGTTTGGTGGTATATTTAATGCGGTTAGTTCAATAGTTTCGACAGTATTTAGCGCTATTGGTAACTTTGCTGGTTCAGCGTGGAATGTACTAGTCGGAGTATGGAATGCAGTACCTGGTTTCTTTGGCGGTATATTCAATGCTGTAAGAGGTGTCGTGTCATCAGTATTCAGCGCAATCGGAAGTTTTGCTTCAAGCGCTTGGGGAGTAGTTAGCTCAATATGGAGTGCAGTTTCAGGCTTCTTTAGTGGCATATTTAATTCTGTTAGTAGTGTCGTTAGTGGAGTGTTCAGTGCTTTTGGTGGCTTTGCTTCTAACGCATGGGGGGCTATTTCAGGTGTATTTAGCGGAGTCGGTAGCTTCTTTAGTGGAGTGTTCAATGGTGCTAGAAGTGCAGTTAGTGGAGTATTCAGCGCTTTTGGAGGGTTCGCTTCTAATGCTTACAATGCGATAACAGGAGTATTTAGTGGACTTGGTAGTTTCTTTAGCGGAATATTCGGAGGAATCAGTAGTACGATAAACAGCGCTCTTGGTGGTGTAACAAACACTATTAACAATATATCAGGAGCCATTAATGGTATCGCTGGAAAACTAGGCGGACTGTTCAAAGGTTCTATGGTAGTAGGCTTAACAGATGTCAATTTATCTTCTAGCGGTTACGGTCTAAGCACTAACAGCGTATCAAGCGACAATAGAACATATAACACATTTAACGTGCAAGGTGGTGCTGGTCAAGATGTTTCTAACTTAGCACGAGCAATCAGACGAGAATTTGACCTAGGGAGGGCTTAATGGTAAGACAGTATAAAATACACACCAACTTAGACGGAACAGATGATAAAGTTTGGGACGTTACAAATGGAAAAGTTAGATTTTACCAGCCCTCTAATTTAGGGTTACAATCAACTAATAATATTTGGCAAAGTAATGGTGTTGGAGTAATGGGAACACGTTCAATTACACAGCCACAAATAGAGTTTAAATTAGAGACGTTTGGCGAAAGTTTGGAAGAAAACTATCAATTAATGAAAGACTTCGTAAACGATATTCTTAACAAAAAATTCGTTACACTTGAATATCAAACAGAGATTTTTCAGGTATATGCTGATTTAGCTTTAGCAGATGTCACAAAAACAGAGGGTTACGGAAAGAACGGAACTTTTAGCGAAAAGATAACTTTTGATATAATCACAAAATGGTACACTTACGAGAATTTAACTTTTAAAAAAATTCAAAATGGTAAAGTTCTTTCCGGTAAGTCTAAAATTTATGGTGGATATAAAGGTAGTGAAACAGCTTTACAAAACTATAATAGATTAAAAGCAAGTCCCTCTTTGAATTTGCCGAACCTTAACTTGATAGAGGGTACTAAAGATTTTAGTGGCCATTGGGAGAGAGCGGAAGCGTGGACAAATGATGGAACTTATAAAGGTCTAGCTGTTAAGAAAAGAACCGGCCAATGGCAAGGAATTTATAAAGTGTTTACCGCTCCTAAAAGTGGTGTTTACACATTTTCAGCTTATATTAAAAGTTTAGGAGCTAAGGCAGATATAACTAGATATGTTTTTGTAAATGATAGTCCTGTTCCTGCTGTTCCTGAAAAGGTAATTGGTAACGATTTTGATTGGTTGAGGGATAGCGTCTCTGTAACATTAAAAGCTGGCGACAGGGTTTCGGCCAAATATGATATCGCAGGAGCAGGTTCAGATTCAATTTTATGGAATGCTGGTCATAAGTGGGAAGAGGGTTCAGTAGCTACTCCATACATGCCTTCAGCTAGCGAACTCACAACTGCTGATATAAGTGAATACTTCGGATATAACTATATAGCGAATCAAGCATATACTTATTATGGAGAAACAAATATAGAGCGTTTAAGTCGCTGGGATATTAAAGATGAAATATTTAGTTTTGTAGGAACACTATATCAAAATCTTCCTAGAATACCAACTGGCGTTAGATTTTTAGACACCATTGGAAATGAATATACTGCAATTGTATTCAAGACGAAAGAATTACAAGACTATATTTTAATCAATACAGATGTAAATGACGAAACTTATCAAGGTTGGAAGGGGACAACTGCTCTAAATTTATTCCCTGTAATGGACTTTGAGCGATATAGAACTCGTATAATTGAAAAAGGTCAAATGGAGCTAATCAATTTAAGTAAGGCAGAGTTTAAAATCAAGAGAAAGGCGGACTTCGTTTAATGTTAGAAGCTAATGTTTATGATAACTTTAACCCTAATTATTATAATATATCTGATTTTACTCTTCCTAACGGTAAAAAAGACAAAAGAGGGCTACCAATACCAAAGGCAAGATGTCAAGTTATTAACTATGAGTTATGGGAAACAGGTTACCTTTACACTTCATCAGCTACATTGACCGTTTCGGTAGAAGTTGGGGATATTGTTCAAATTCTTTTTCCTGAAGTTGTTCCAGTCGAGGAAACTCTAGGTAAAAAAAGAAACTTAAACTTAGATATGGTTTATCTTGTAACAAGTGTAGATGAAAGCAACAAAGCTACATTAAAGAACTATTTTTGGGCAATGATTGAAAGTCTTGATGTTCCGAATGCAATAACTAAAACGACAAACTCCGCTATCATTGACTATCTAATTGACCCTAATAAAAATAATTTAATGAGCTATGGTTATTTCTTTAATTCAAGTATTTTCGCTGGGAAAGCTACAATTAACAGAAAAGCGGAAACTTCGTCAGCTCATGACGTAGCTAAAAGGATATTTTCTAAGGTTCAATTTCAACCGACTACAACCATTCAACATGCTTCATCTGAAACAGACCCTAGAAACTTGTTATTCATTAACTTCGCTTCTAGAAACTGGAACAGAAACAGAATCACGACAAGGATAGATTTCAAGCAAAATGTGTCAATGGACACGGAAACAATAGTAGAACGTTCAGCTTATAATTTTGCTGTTGTGTTCGTTAAAAGTTCAAATGCAGATGACTACGTAGACCCTCCTAAAATGTATACAGCCAAAAACAACGGCGATATCATAGATTATAGCACTTATCACGGAGACGGTACAGACCTGCCAGAAGTAAGGGTGGCTAAAACATTATTTTATGATAGAGATGACCACGGAAATCCTCCTGATATGTCTACTATTAAAGCTGAAATTTCTCCCTCTACGATAGTCACAAGATTATTCTTTAATCAAAATGAGCTATTGCCTTTGTATGTTAATGACTTGGTTGATATATGGTATGACGGTAAACTGTATTCAGGATATATAGCAGACAGAGTTAAAACAGAGTTCAATGATAGACTTATTTTTGTAGAAAGTGGAGACAAACCAAATGTTATATGAGTATGTAGCTACTTATGGCGACAAGTATAGAATAGATAGTTTTACAGGGTACAGAGAGCTTCGTAAAGACCACTTAGAACTATTGGCCGGTAAAGTGTATTATAATAGCAAAAACACGCTTAGAATCGAAACTACGCTCTTGTACGAGGTCGGTCAATTTGTATCAATTGGGGGCTATCCGTATGGTGGTAGAAAATTTAGATTGTTAGAGCTATCAATTACTGATAACCCAATTTTAGATAAAGCGAAGATAATTTCAAGAAAGGTTAAAAATGACAATTAAAAACTTTACATTCTTTAGTCCAAACGGTACAGAGTTTCCAGTCGGTTCTAATAATGACGCAAAGTTATATATGATGTTGACTGGAATGGACTATGGAACAATTAGGCGCAAAGACTGGTTAAACCCAATACATACAGCTCTTAACATTCAATACACTAACACATCAATCATTGCAGGCGGTAGGTATTTTGAACTATTGAATGAACCTGTTGCCTTAAAAGGTAATGCAGTCAATTATATCCATGCAAACATTGACTTAACACAAACAGCAAACCCTGTAAGTTTATCAGCAGAAACAGCAAATAATAGTAATCATGTTGATATTAACAACGGTTCCGGTGTTTTGAAAGTTTGTTTTGACATTATCAAAACTTCAGGAACTGGTGTAACAAGCATTGAACCAATTGCTCAGACTAGTATTTTTGATAGTGTCAATAGCAACAATATTTCTGTAAATGATATATCACTTACAGGCTCACTCAATGTTCCAACTCAAAAGTTGACGGTTCAGACTTCAAATGGTTTGATATTGCAATTTACTAAAAAGAATGATTTAGTAATTGTCCAATTCTTTGGAGAGGTAAAAATTACAGCAAGTGGTCTAATTATGGGTGGAAAATGGGTAGATGGTCCGTACTGCCCTTCTGTTACTCAAAGTCTTATTGGTCATATTGCTGGGACAAATAACAGTTTCCATGTTGACCTAAACCCAGATGGTAGTATTACTTGGTGGGGCCCATACGTTGGTTATGACCCTGTGACAACACGTGGTACCGCAAGTTACTTTATAAAATAACAAAATAGAAAGCAAAATAAAATGGCAACTAGAATGATTTTAATAACTATCTTAATTTTAGCGATATTATTCGCTACATGGGTTAAAGATAGAGAAGCGATGAACCCACCTTTCAAACGTAGATTTATGATTGACTTAACGGTTATTCTCTCGCTATGGGTTTTATATGCAGTCTTCTTCTTTACACAAACGCCTTCAACTTCTGATATTGCTAAAACTGTGATTAACGTAGCTTTGTTATACTTTGTAGGACAGTTTATTTATTTAATCGCAAAAATCAGTCCTATGTTTGACGGTTTGGTTAAACTTATTAAAAAGAATGGCGTAAATATTCCAGAAGCGGAAGAAGAACAAACGGAGGATAAAAAAGAATGAATATAACTAATGCTGGTGTACGTGGGTATAATCCTACTGGGGTTGTAATTCACAATGACGCTGGTTCAAACGGTGCTAACGCTGGCTTCTACAATAACTGGTTACCTAATCATAACCCTGAAAATGGCTTTGCTCATGTTTATATTGGAAATGACGGAAGATTGCAAGCTTCTGACTTCTCTAATATGGCATGGCATTGTGCTAACTCATACGGTAATGCAAATTATGCAAGTTGGGAAGTATGCCAGTCAGAGGGAGATTTAACCCAGTTCTTGAGAAATGAGCAAGCGGTACTAGATGACGTGGCTAAGTACATGAAACAATGGGGACTAACTCCTAATCATGATACTGTGAAGCTACATCAAGAACTATCAAGCACAAGTTGCCCTAGACGTTCCGTAGAAGCTCATGGTGGCACGGTAGAGAGTTGTCGCTCATACTTTATCGCAGAACTAAACAAGCGCCTTACAGGACAAACTGTAAGCACAGAGAACAATAACACAATAGAAAGCGGAGAAATTGAAATGTTTCTAATTAATTGTAAAGACACTAAAAATTGGTATGTATGTAATGGAGTTTCAGCACGACATATTAAAACAACTCGTATGCTTGGAGGTTTCCAAGGTAAATTTGGAGCAATCAAGTTACCAGAAACTATTATGTATCAAGATGAATTTGAAGCAGAGTATGGAAAAGTAGACTAATAAAAAATAATATAAAAAAAAAGACAGCTTTATAGCTGTTTTTATATTTCTTTATATTTAATTTTCTTCACTAATTCGTTGTTCTTCAATAGTTTTCTCCTTAGCTTACTTTATATGCTCATATTTTGCTTTCTCTTGCGTTTTAAACTCTTGGTCATATAATTGTGCCACAATATCATTAAAGCCCTTATCTGCCATTTTATGAGCTTTTTTAATCAATGCGATACTTCTAGTTGTGTCATCTGTTAAAATAAAAATAATTATTCTCCTTTTTCATGCTTCAATTGCTTACCTGTTCAATAGCTTCAATAATATTATTGCCAGTATTTATTAGAATTTCATCACTTACAGTTACATTCTTTCTTGAAAATAGTTCGTTCTCAATCTTCATAAAGTGCATTGCTTTAGCTAAAAATTGAGCAGAAGATTCATAATATAATGTTTCTAGTTCATCATCTGAAAGCTGTGTTAAATCATCATTAGCAAAAGTTGTGAGTTTTCGCTTAATCTCTTTGCCGTCTTCTTCTTCTACGTAGTAACGCTTCATTTATTCCTCGTCCTCATCTTCATCTAATTCAAGTTTTTCTGTTTCCAAATAACTTAAGTAGTCATGTGTAGTTTCTTCGCATATTGTGCAAACTGCACTTAAACTACCACAACAACAATCTAATGTTATCCAATTATGTTTGCATTCCATTTATTTCATTCCTTTAATTTCAAATTTTTCAATAATATACCTTTTAGAGCCAAGCTCAAATGTGATTAGATAATTATTGAAAGGGTCATTCTTGTTCAAGTCATTAGCAATCTTTCTAGCTGTTTGCTGTGGATATTTCGACCTATTTATCTGACTTGTATACTTGTGTAATATTATCTCATTACCTCCCTTTGCATTTTACGCTTTAATCGTTGCTTATACAGATACTCTTTACTTGGCTCTAAGCTAGACAATAACTCATCTAGTAAATCAAACGCTTCTCCGTTATCTCCTACGCTATCAATCTTTTTAAGTGTAAGCTCGTGCATTTCATCATCATTAAAAAACATAGTAAGATAAGGGAATGCTACGGTATTCGGTAAACTCAAGCGTGATTTAGTCATTTTTAAGTTAGGATATTTACCTGTTTCATCTTTAATTTTTAACTCAAGCAGACTCATTCTACTACCTTGCTCTTTTAGCTTGCTGGTGATTCTTTCATATAATTCTTCGTTTGTCATTATGCTATAACCTCAATTATTTCTGTATGCTTTTTAACTTCGTGTTTTTGTTCCTCTGGAAGTGATTCAAACCATTCCATAGCTTCTTTTTTATCATAAAACTTACGTGTTTTAATTTCTTTTTCCAATATCCAAGATACTGTGTAGTATGTAAATTCGTCTTTCATTATCCAATTACTCCTGTCTTTATATTTAGTCTTTGCTGACTTGATAAGTGATATAAATTGCACCACTTACAGTAATAAGCTCTAACTGGTATCTTACCAGCTTTCTTTTTATTATGCTGTGCATTTGCTATTGAATATAAAGCGCCCATTTTTGTGTATTTGCGTTTTTTACACATATTATTCACTAGCTTTCTTAATCATTGCTTGCTCATAAGCTATAATCGTTCCTTCAAACATAGCACTTTGGATTTCTCCTTGTTTAATAAACCCTTTTTGTTCTAATTGAATTACTTGTTTTGTTAATCCTTTTAATGTAAGTGCTGTTGCTACTTTAATTTTATCCTTAGGTTTTCTGTTAAATAATTTCATTTATTTTTTCACCAAAACTTTCTATTTTCGTGTCTTCGTAATTAATTATCAAAAACACTCCATTCATTTATCGTAAATAATTCAAAGCCTTTTAACTTGTCTTGCTTTTCAATTGCTACCTGCTTATTATCTTGCTCTCTTAGCAGTTCAATTATAGGTCTACCAATATCAAACCACTTGACGACCGTATTAGCTTTAAGTCCAAAATACTTAGCACATTGAGCTTTACAACTAAAGTGTAGTTCTTCTTCTGTAATAGGGTTATAAGCTACTATTTCCCTATCCTTTCGTATTGCCATTATTTGACCACCTTTCTATAAGACTATTGTATCAAAAAAAGCCAATGCTGTCAAACATTAACTCTTATTTCTAACTTTCATTCTTTTACTTTCTTTTTAAAGTGTTGTAAATGCTTAGCTACTTCATGTTTATCAATTTCTTCTTGTGTCCAAAAATAACGTTTTTGATTAGGCGCTTTAAGGAAAAATTCCAGTCCAATATCTTTTGCCAAATAGCCATTTCTGTCTTGAGGTTCAGGAATACAGATATAAAATAACTCATCTTCTTCTACTTCCCATTTATCACGGTTCAACAATAACCATAAGTGAACTGCTTTAGTATACCCACTTAATCCAAATACTTCTAAAATATTATCATACTTCTCTGTATCGCTAACTTCTACTTCTTCATACAATTTATCGAAAATTTTTCTGCCAAAACGTTTGCTATATATTGTATCATCAGTATCTAGCGTTTGATGTTCTTCTAGCCATTCGTTTAACTCTTTAGAGATAATAATTTTTTCTGTCATTTTATTCGCCTTTCCAGTTTTTGAAATCATCAGCCATAATCTTACCAAAGTCCATAAGCTCGTCTCGTGTAACCTCTGCTTGTCCTTGTTCATTGATTAAGTTAGCAAGCTTTCCTGCATAGTCTAAGGCTTTTTTACGGTCTTTGTCGTAGTTCTCGCAGTCTTTCTTGCCAGCTCTTACTAGATAATTTAATATCTGCATTGTATACCAGCCATTAAGATATTCATAGTTAAAATTATGTTTAAAGTATTCGTTAAGTTCCACACCGTGTTCATTGGCATAGTGCCGATTTTCTTTAAAATTCATTAGTACTCCTTTACAATTTCGGGTACGTAACCGTCTTTATCTTCGTTAGTTTCAAATCGCTTAGCTTCATCAATATTTTCTGACAAATGATAGCTTGATACATAGTAAAGTTTTTTCTTTTCTCCGCCAATAGTAACAATTTTAACGAACACTTTATACTCTTTAGGCTCTTTTTTAAACTTAATATAACCCTTTTCCTCTAAAGAATCTAAAACTTCTTTGATATCTCGTATTTGTACCCAAATATCATAATCAACTTCATTCAATACTTCTTCTTTTGTTGCTTTTTTCATTTCTTCTTCTCCTACGATTAATTGAATAATTTTTTATGTCATTTTATTCGCCTTTCCATGCTTCAAATTGAGCTTTGATTAGTTCTAACTCTTCCATAACTTCATTTATGCTACCACTTCCGTCTAAAGCTACATATTCTTTAACATAATCTTTACACTTTCCTAAGTCTTTCTCTAGGCTTTCTCCGTCTTTCTTACCAGCTCTAATATAATATTTAATAGCTGACCAAATGGAAATAGTTTTCCAAAATTCTGGGTCATTTGCAATAATAAAATCTTTAAGATGTTGTCCATATTGATTTTGATAGTGTTGATTCTCTTGTAAGTTCACTTTAATACTCCTTTACATACTCATAGGCATATCCATATTTGTCTTCATTAAGCCCAAACCGCTTAGCTTCATCAATATTATCAGTCAAATGATGTTCGTTTACATAGTAAAGTTTTTTATTTTCTTCTCCAATGGTAACAAGTTTAACAAATATTTTATACTTTTTAGGCTCTTTTTTAAACTCAATATATCCTTCTTCTTCACTATGATTAGAATATTTATATTCTGTAACTGATTCATCATACCATTTCACATATTGTATATATCCCATCAAATGCTACCTCCAAGCCATGCAATAAGCAACGTAGCAATCATAGCCAGCCATGCAATAGCTATAAATGTAAAGATGACACCTGTGACTATCGTTAAAGTTTTTACTGTATCTTTCATTTTTCCCTCCCATAAAAAACCATATCAACGTTTTCGTTGTAAAGTTCGACTATATTGCTATTGAATGGAAATTTATCACAAAAAGGGCAAGAGATACTATCTACTAAATCAGGCATCGAGTCAGTGAATTCAAGAGCAGTAATAAAAGTAGGCACGTTGATATAATATGCTTCTTCTCCGCCACCTTTTATTTCAGCTTGATAATATTTTTCCTTTTCGTAGGCACCTAAACTTACTGGGTGAAGTTGTTGAGTAAAGTAATGACAATTTACATATTCAATTTCTTTGTTGCATTTTTTACACTTCATTTTATTTTGTTCTCCTTAATTTGCTTGTCTATATTTTTCCATTACTTTAGGATATTTACTAACAAATTCTAATTGTTCTTGATGTAGACGACTTGACCAATGGAAAAGCCTATCAATTTCAGCTAAAGCATTCAACTTTTCATACATCTCTTTAATGTAAAACTCTGCATTTCCTACTGATTTCCAATAAGCTGATGTTCTGACTGTATTACCATTTTTAGCAAGTTTACTTGCGTTAATATCAGCCTTTTCTTTCTTCTTTATCAGGCTATCAATCTCTTTAAATATAATCTTTAACAATTTCACTTGATAGTTTTGTACTATTTCTTCGGTTGTCATCATATTCGGTAAACAGTTCAACCTGCGATGTTTTAACTTCACTTTACTACCTCTATTATATATCCTTTCAGTTTATGACCTTTACTATAATTTTTTGAAACTGATTGCCGTGAAACTCCGACGTATTTAGCTAAATCGCTGAAGCTTCTAAATTCCTTTCCATTCCATTTTACTTTTTTATCATGAAATCTTTTTGCATTTTCTGTTTGTGTTACATACTCTAAATTAGTCAAGTTGTTGTTTTCTTTATTTCCGTCTATATGATCAACAGTTAAATCAGACTTACCATGAAAAGCCTCCATTACTATTCTATGTACTTTTTCTTGTTTCCCATTAATTTTTGTTACTTTATAACCGTAATTATTGGTTGCTTGTTTTTTCTTTATTGTATATTTTTTGTTTTCTTTAAATACATCTCCTTTATCACTAACTAAATACTTTTCTTTATATCTTACTACTTCCATTTTATTACCTCTTTCATAATTACATTCTATCAAATTGCTTTTACTTTGTCAAATATTAACTATTCTTTGTCTTTCTAGTTTGATAAAATTTATTCCATTTTTCTATAAGTTCCAGCAACTTAGGCTTATCATATTCGTTAAACAATTCAACCTGTGATGTATACCAGCAATGTAAACAGCGACCGCAACTATAACAGATATTTGTGTATCCTCTGCAACCTTTGCAAACTCCTAAGCCATCACTCGTTGGTACATCGAAGCAGTGGCAATATCTTTTGTCATTAAAATATTTTCTTTTCATTATTCCTCTTCTTCAAGTGCTACATTCTCGGCCATTACAACATCAATATCCTTTCCAGTCACTTTTTCGATATAATCAACTGCAAGTTTATTGGTTTTAGCTAGGGCCGCAAGCTTTCTGTCTACAAGGTTTCCAACAACAATATCTTGAGTGATATTTGCTGCTACGCTTGCTTTAATCAATGTTTGAATACAACTCTCTAGTTCTTCTTGGAGTTTTTCAACCGTTTTGTTTACAATATCCATTTGTGTTTCTCCTTTACTTATATATACTATTATAAGCTATTTCTTTTTAATTATCAAGCGAAAACTCACATAAACCACTAATAAAATAATTGTTATTATAAATAATGGCGGAATAAATACAGTTACTGCAAGCCAAACAATAGATACTAAAATATAAATCATGACTTTAAGTATTAATTTACCTATTTTAGTATTTTCAAAAGTTATATCCTCATCTAATGACGAATCATCTTCTATTGAATTATCGTAAATTAATTTGTCTTCGTTTACTTCATATCGATTTCCGCAATAATCACATTTACCATTAGTAATACTTGAAGACCCACAGGTTACGCATTGTATTAATTCCATTGTTATTACCTCTTTCATTCGTTTAAATCATTATATCAAAAAAACTCTAAGCCGTCAAGCAAAAAGTTTTTATCATTAATTATTTTTCTTTCAATTTATTCTTGAACCAGATGATTCGTTCTTTGAACCAAGCGTCAACTCCTTCAGGACGTAGCCATTTCCCTTGCTTCACACCGTTTTTTTCCATGAACTCAATCACTTTATCAGGAGTTTCAAGTTCGCCAAATAAGCTAGGTTTAACAGCGTTAAATTTACTAAACATTTCCAGCGTTTCGATGTAGCTATCTTTCAAAAGTTCCGTGTCAAGCAATTTCTGGGCCTTCTCTGCACGTTTAGCGAGTCGTTCGTTAGCTTGTTCCAGTTGTTCCTTTTGGCGCTGTAAGCTCAAGTTATGGTTGATGTAAGCAATCTGCTGTGCATGTCGTCCAAGTTTACCTTGTGTGTTAAGTTCGATTAATTTAGCCATTCCCTCGCCAAGAATTTCATCAGGGACAAGATTATACTTGTATTTTTTATTTGTATTGCGTACATAGTTATCAAGTGTCTGCTTGATTTTAAGTTTTTTGTGCAGTTCTCGTAATGTTGTCAATTTAATACTCCCTCATATATTTTACCAAACTTCAAAGCGTTAATTTTAACTAACTGCTTCAAGTCTGATATAAATTGCTGTTCTCCGTCAAAGTCAAATGGCATTGATACATTTTCCTTGATCCAAGTGAAAGCTCCGTCAAAGTCTTGTCTTAGTAAGCTCATCTTATCCACGATGTCGATAATTTGTTCTTTCTCTTCTGCTGTATACATGTAACCAACTTTCTAGAAAGGAAGTTCTGATTCATCAACTTCAATAGGTTCAGATTTTCCAAATAAGTCCTGTTTAGCTTGTGATTGACTATTGTTATCATTAGAAATAAATACTTTTTCAACAGTAGGAAAAACAAAGTTATAATTTACGTACTCGCCTGATTCCTTAGCTTGTACACGACCGCTGACCGTTATGGTGTCGCCTAATTGAATGAAGTCAGGCAAGAAAGCCGAACCATACGCGACTTTTACGCTAGACCCTTTTTCTTTTTCAAACAATGGAACAGAAATAATTTTCTTGTCGCCTTTTGCTGTGTTTACTGTTCGTGTATTTTTTTCGTTTACTTGTGCTGTAACTGTGATGATTG